GCACGTGGCGGGTATATGGATATGGCTAAGGCCGTAGCAAGCCTTTCCGTTAATGCCCGGGACGCTTTTCCCGACCCGCGGAAGACAGTGCAGTTTATGGAAGGTATGCAAAAGCTGTTTGTTATCGGCGGTGCATCTAAAGAGAATCAGCAGTTCGCCATGCTGCAGCTGCAGCAATCATTAGCCAGCGGCCGCCTGCAGGGCGATGAATTCAGGTCTATCACTGAAAACGCACCGATTCTGCAGGATATGATTGCTAAAACCATGAAAGTTTCCCGCGGCGAGTTGAAACAACTGTCTGCACAGGGGGAAATCACGGCAGATATCATCAAGCGGGCTATATTTGAAAATATGGATGAAATCAATGATAAATTTGAGAGTATGCCAAAACGCTGGAGCGATCACTTTACAGATTTTAAAAATGTAGTATTGATATCTTTTGCCCCAATTGCAGACCGCATTAACCAGCTGGCAAACAGCGAAGGTGTCCGTTCTATGTTCCGTATGCTGAAAAACGGAGTTAAGTCTATCATGCCTGTGATTTATGCGGTTATTGGCGGTGTGGAACGGTTTGTCAATATGTTCACGGCGGGAATTTCCGCTGTGGCGTCATTTGTACAGAATCACAGCCTGCTTATGCAAACGGCACTCATCGCGCTTGGCGGGTATCTGGCATTTGTCGGAACGATGGCGCTTATTTCTGCCGGACAGATGGCGCTGGCAGCGATATCGACAGCTGCAGCGACAACGGCGGACTGGTTGGCTGCAGCTGCAAAGTTTGCATTGACCGTGGCGCAGGAGGGTCTGAATGCGGCGCTGTATGCGTGTCCACTGACATGGATAGTCGGCGCTATTATTGCTGTTATTGCCGTGCTGTATGCAGCAGTGGCGGCAGTTAATTATTTTGCAGGAACGAGCATATCGGCAACAGGTATTGTCTTTGGAGCTTTTATGTGGCTGTTTTCTTCTGTATGGAACATGATTGCATTTACTGTGAATATGTTTGTCTCTCTTGCAGAATTCATCGGGAACGTTTTTGTGGATCCTCTGAATGCCACCTATAACCTCTTTGCGGACATTTGGAACGGTGTCGTCGATCTGGTGGGGCAGGCGGTAGCCGCTATTGTTGACATGATTGCGCAGATTCCGGGGATGAATAAGCTTGGAATCAGCACTGATTTTTCCGCAGAATCTCTCCATCTTGAGAGAAAAGAAATCTCCGGAGGTTATGATTTTTCCGGTTATAAAATGAAAACGCTGGATCCTTCTAATGAAATGGCGTGGGGATATAATGTCGGCGCAGGAATTGGTGACAGTATCAGTGACGCGCTCCGGTTGCCTGAAATAGAGGCACCCGGTTATAATGCCAAGGATATCGCCGATAACACGGCGAATACTGCAGATAATACCGGCAAGGGAGCAAAAGACGCTAAACGAGCAGCTGATGCTCTAGACAGCACGGCGGATGACCTCGCTTTTCTCCGGGAAGCGGCTGAACGGGAAGCAGTCAATAAATATACGACAGCTACTATTCATATTGACGTAGGCGGGGTCACGGCAGGAGATAACGGCGGCAATGATTTTGATGGTGTCTTACGGCGGCTGAATGATGTATTGATAGAATCTGTAGAAAACGGAGCGGAGGCGGTACAGCGATGAGTTACTATTTCTTTTTAGGAAATACTATGCTGCCTGTTCCACCGCCCAGAATGAACACGAAGATTAACGGGAAAAACAAAACAATCAATCTGATTAACGAAGGAGAAGTCAATTTAATCAAGACGCCCGGATTAACAGAAATATCATTTGACTTCTTGCTGCCTAATAGCAGGTATCCTTTTGCAAATTACGATTCATCCCTACAGACAGGATTAATCAATTATGCTGTGGGGGCAATTTCATCCCGTATCGGAGGTTCTTTAGGAAACGCATTTTCTTTTAAGAAAGCGGCACCGTTTCTTGATTCGCTCAAGGCCTCAAAAGAGACACGAAATCCTATCCGATTTATCGTTACCCGCATGGGTTTTGATTATTCTCAGTTGTGGAATACTAACATGCTTTGCACTATTGAGAATTATACAATAGGTGAGGATGCCCGGAATGGAAACGATTTAAATATCAGTATTGTACTCAAGCAGTATAAATTCTTTGGAACCAAAGAGGTAGAAGTGACGAAGAATGAAGATGGTACGGAAACATTGCGGGTAAAAGAACCGCGATATACGCCAACAACGCAGGTTCCCGCAATGATGAAAATAACAAATCAATTGTCTGTGCTGGAAGCCTGTAAAGGCGTTATTGATGGCAATCTTGACTGGCGAGCAGTGGCCAACGCCAGCGGGGTGACTAACCCGCTGGAAAAGAATATAAAAGGGCAGGTGCTTAAACTTGTTTGAAGTTATTATCCATAACAAGACGGAAAACAAATATTACGCGCCTGCCGTGTTGGATGGAGCGAAAATTGAATGGACTATCAGCGGGGCACCGGGGAAGTTCACGTTTACCGTATACAAAGATGAAACTCTTAAATTTGTTGAGGGGGATACTGTGCAGGTCAAGATTGGAGATAAAGCTGTTTTCTTCGGGTTTGTTTTCGTAAAGAAACGAAACAAAGACCACAGTATCGATGTCACTGCTTATGATCAACTCCGGTATCTGAAGAACAAAGAAAGCTGGCAATACAAGAATATGACCGCCACGCAGGTCATACAGAAGCTGGCCGAATATTTTCAGCTAAAAGTCGGAACATTGGCGGATACTAAATTCGTGATTGATAAGAGGGTGGAAGATAATGCCACTCTCTTTGATATTATCCAGGGCGCGCTTGATATTACCTTAGTCAACACAAAAGAAGTCTATGTGCTTTACGATGATTTTCAAAAACTTATGCTCTCCAAGCCGATTGACATGGTGGTTCCCGTTCTCATAGATAATGAAACCGCAGAAGATTTTGATTATGAAAGCAGCATAGACAAGGACACGTATAACTTGGTCAAGTTGGTAGTAGAAGACAAGCAGGCAGAGGGAGAAGGGAAGCGAAAAGAATTTTACGCGCCCATGACTCCGGACCAGTTTGCAAAATCAAAAGAAAAAGACCAGTGGGGCGTTCTGCAGTATTATGAAAAGCTACAGAAGAATATCCAAAATCCGCAGGAAAGAGCTAACCAAATGCTTGAGTTTTACAATGTAGTCCGCAGGAAGCTGGACATAAAAGGGGCGGCAGGAGATATTCGGGTACGTGCAGGCTCCATGATTTACGTAAAACTTAATCTTGGTGATGTAGAACTGGCACATAAGGTACTGGTGACGAAAGTTGTCCATACTTTTTCTAATCGTGTACACCTGATGGATTTGACACTTAAGGGCGGTGTAATCAATGATCAATGATGAATTGCCGAATGTGTTGAAATCTCTTGTAGCACAGACCGTGCGCGGAATGAATCCGTCTGATTTCATTCTAGGCGAAGTTATCTCTGAAACGCCTTTGGTTATCCGCGTAGGAGAAAATGAGCTGGATGAAGATTTTTTAATACTTTCTGATAATGTCCGTGATTTTGAAGTAGATATTGAAGTAAACCACATTACTGAAAAACGGGCAGGCGGCGGAGGATACGCGGAGTATGCCAGCCATGACCACGGCTACAAAGGAAGGAAGAAGATCATTATCTATAACGGATTAAAAATCGGAGAGAAAGTCGTTATGATACAGCAGTCCGGCGGGCAGCTGTTTTTTGTTGCTAATCGTGTGTACAACCATTCTGATGTCCACGGACAGTGGGGGTGATTAAATGAGATTATTGCCGGAAGAATTTAACAACGTGTCCATTGCGGGCAGCCAGACACGTATGCCGTCTAAAACCTATCAAATGAATATTGAAGCGGAAACGGTGTCGGGGATAATAACAGATGACTTGGAAGCTGTGCGGCAAGCCGTCTATAAGATCTTAAATACAGAACGGTATAAACACATAATTTATTCTTCGAATTACGGCGTGGAACTTGCCGATCTGTTTGGCAAACCTATGCCTTACGTTATCCCTGAAATCCCGCGCCGGATAGAAGAGGCACTACTGGTAGATGACCGTATCAACAAAGTAGACGGCTTTGATTTGAAATATGACAAACAGGGAAATGTCAAATGTTATTTTGTAGTTCATTCTATTTTCGGAGATGTTGAGATTGAAAGGAGCGTGAAGATAAAGAATGTATGAGGATCAGACAAGCTCTGTCATAGAAAAAAGAATGCTGGATGCCGTTAGTCCCGCAGTGGATAGACGAGAAGGCAGTATTATACATGATGCAACGGCTCCGGTATCGATCGAACTTGAACTGATATATGCCGCACTGGACTGGTTCATGAAAAATACGTTTGGTGATACAGCAGAGCGCAAGTTTCTAATTGAGCGGGCTTTAGAACGTGGACTTGTGCCGTATAAAGCAACAAGGGCGGTCGTACGTGGGATATTTACTCCGGGTACGTTGGAAATACCAATTGGGCATCGATTTTCCTGTGACGGAATCAATTATGCGGTAACGGAAAAGTTGAAAGCCGGCAGTTATCTACTGCTCTGTGAGACTGCGGGTGTTTCTGGAAATAAGGAAGCAGGAATGCTTGTGCCTATTGACAATTTACCAGGTCTGCAGTCTGCAAAAATTGAAACGCTGACTATCCCTGCAGTTGATGACGAAGATACGGAAGCGTTTCGCCAGCGGTATTTAAAAAGTTTTGAAACGCAAGCGTACGGAGGAAATATTGCCGACTATAAAGAAAAAGTATTGTCCATATCCGGCGTGGGTGGTGTCAAAGTATATCCGGTGTGGAACGGCGGAGGTACTGTCAAAATCGTATTTTGTACATCAGAATTTAAACCGCCAAATGGTGAGTTTGTAAGACAAGTACAGGAAGTATTGGATCCGATCCCTTATCATCAGCAGGGCGTTGGCGTGGCACCGATAGGGCATTATGTGACGGTAGCGGGAACTACTAAGAAAGCAGTCAACGTCAAAGCAAAAATTTCTGTAAAACCCGGATTTGTACTGAGTGATGTAAAACAGCAAGTCGTAGAATCAATTAAAAATTACCTGAAAGAGCTCAATCACGACTGGAAAACCACGCAAACTGTTTCCGTAAATACATTTACAAATGTAGGGTTAATTCTACGAATATCTAAAATCGAAAGTTGTATCTTAGACGTAACAGGAGTTCTTGATGTAGAAAATTTAACAGTCAACGGATCGAAACGGAATATACAGCTTGACCCGGATGAACTCACCGAACTAGGGGGGATGACGTATGAGTGATGACTTGCGAAATAGTATTGAATGCAGAGAAACTAACATTCGACATTATTTCCCCGACGTGCTTGCTAATGCAGTAGAGTTTAATGAATTTGCGAATGTAGTAGAACCGGAGCTAAATCGTGTTATTAAGCTGCTTATTGAACAGGCTTTAGATACTTTTGTATTTGATTTAGATGAAGACGGAGCGGGGCGCTGGGAAAAAATGTTGAAACTGTCACCTCGAAATGCGGATACTCTTGATGACCGACGAATGGCCATTCTTGCCAAAATTATGCCAAATACGCCATATACATATAGAAAATTAGAGATTCTTCTGAATGAGATTTGTGGGGAAGGAAATTACAGTATCAATCTAAAACACAGTCAGTACTACATCAAAATACTGATTGCATTAGGTGTCAAACGGCAGAGACAGACTGCGGAATATATGCTTCGATGTATATTACCCGCGAATCTGACGATTGAAATAGATTTAATGTATAACCGACATATAGATCTGAAGCGGTTTACACATGGGAGAATGAAAGAATTGATGTATACTCATCATGATTTAAGAGCGGAGGTACTGGCAGATGCCTAATTACACAAAAACGATAAACCTTGAAAAGCCTTTGCAAACCGAAACTTACGATGTAAATAAACGAAATGCAAACTGGGATAAAATTGATGAAGCTATAAAAAAAGATAGAGACGATGTGAATACACATGCTACAGATTCAGGTGCGCACAAAAATGGGATAGCTGGTAATGCAGCCAGCGCCTCAAAATTATTACGTAAATTTAAAATAGGTATTGCAGGAAAAGTATATGCTGAACCTGTATGGGTTGACGGTTCTGAAGAGAAAGACATAGTAATTACTAAAGTTTTAGAATCTGAAAAAGCCGTTAACGATGCAGCGGGTAATAAGATAAACACTACTTATTTGCCGCTTACCGGGGGTACTTTGACCGGAGACTTAATCAATGAGTCTAAATATGTAAAAAATGCAACAAGTATAGACTCAACCGCGATCGGAAGCGGAGAAAATGAAGAAGCTATCGTTATGGCGCGCGATAAAAATGATAAATTGATAGGGCAAATTAACATCATTCGTCAAAAAAACAACCAAAATGTACAGTTACGTCATCGAGTTGTGAACAAGGGATGGTCTGACCTGCGGGTAGTTCAAGATGACAATGGAAATTACTGGGCGGAATATGCTGGTGGAGCCGGAACTAATTTACAAATCCCGCAAGACGACAATAGTAAAAAAATCCCGACCACAGCATGGGTAGTAAATGCTACGACCGCTGCCGCAAAAAAACTGGATACAGCAAAAGCTATTAAAATAGTCGGTGATTTTATAACTGGATCTGAAAAAACTTTTGACGGAACTCAAAATATAAACATTCCTTTAGATTTGGATAAAACAATTAAAAATGCCAGAATTGTGGCAAGTTTGCTAAATCCCGCAAGTGGTTATATTAAATGGGCTAACGGCTTGATTATACAATGGGGACATGGAACGATTCCATCTACTGTAACAAGTCCAGATACTCCGTTTGAAGCTTCTTATCCAATAGCGTTTCCTAATTCATGCTTTATTCTTGTTGGTAATGATGTTGGGAGTGCGGCGTATACATTGGCCTTTTATCCTACCTCAAATACTAAATTTAAAATATGGCGTCGCCATCCGGATTTTGGCTATGCCGGTGAAACGGGCTTTCAGTATATTGCTATTGGCAAGTAAAGGAGGTTAGAAAAATGGAAGATAAAAACTACGTATCTATCTACTCGAAGGAAACCGGATTACGCATAACAACTTTTGGTGTTGGTATTCACGGTGAAACAATAGAAGACTTACTAAAGAAAGCTGTAGAGGATTATCCTACTGCTTTTTGTGTTAAACAAACAGAAGAAGAATACAAACATGCGATAACAAATGACCTCATCTATATAGATGACACATTGCGGGAACGTCCACCGCTATCTGAAGAAGAAAAAAGACAGCAGGCACTTTCCGCCTTAGATGCTGAGTATGAAAGAAAGATAAGCAGCATCGAAGAAGAAATGGCAAAAGCAAAAGCTATAGAAGATGAAGAACTATATGCCGACCTGAAAACAGAACGAGAAGAATTGATTAGTGAATATGCGAAGAAAAGGAGCCAAATATAATGGAACGCTGTTTTTTATGCCACAGGAAAATGAACAAAGAAACAGGGTTTTGCACTAATAAAAAATGCATCCGGAGCAAGCCACTGGAAGAGAAAGAAAAGCCTGAAAATAAGACGGAGGATAATAAATAATGAGTATGGTAGATATAAGTCCAGAAGCACTGGAGAGAATTGTCCGGATTGAAACGAAACTTGACATGCTTGTCGAAATGCTACCTGAAATACAGAGACTTCAGGTAGCGCATGAAAGGGCAGAACAAAGCGCGAAATCCGCGCATCACAGAATAGACAATATATACAAGGTTGCCGGTCTGATTTCGACTATTATTTCTGTAGTAATTGCATTGATAGGAAAGGTGATGTGATTGTTCGAGAAAATAAGAGATTTATGGAAAAGAGCGGTCGGATACATAAATGGTCACATACCGAAAGGAAACGCCAAGCCGTCTATGAAAGTAGTCTATGGTTATGCCATAGGCTTTTTAATTCTGTTTTGTGTCGTGCTGACCGCGTGGGTTATTGAATTCTGCAAAGGGTCAGCAAATACGATGACATTGATTAAATTCTTTGAAGACTATACGGCGGTTCCGGTCGTTGGGGCGATTGCATTTATCGCCAAGTATATGGTGGATAAAAACCGCAACGGCAGACCGGATGCCATAGAAAAGGAGCTGAAAAAAGATGACGTTAAAAGAAATTGAAGTATTGCTGCAGAATGCTGCGGGAAGCATTGGCAGGGTTTATGAACATTGGACTGGCTGTGACGGGAGTGTAGTTAAGCTGCCTGACTATACAGTAGTAATCGACCGGACTGGCGGATATCACGTCATGCACGAAGATTTTACTGAAAGACTGGCGCATACATGGCACAGGAACAGCCGGTCGATCGGTATAGCGATGGCGTGTTGTAAAGACGCGATATGCTACTATGATCATCCCGACGGCATAGATTTAGGCAGTGAACCGCCGACGGCAGCGCAGATCGAAGCGATGGCGATGCTGACTGCAAAAGCTGAATTGATATTGGGGCTTACTGCAGACGATGTATATACGCACGCGGAAATCGCCCAAATTGACGGTTACGGCGTCGATAGTGGAGACTCTGATATGCGCTGGGATCTGCTATATTTACCGGATTACGGTAACGGCGGAGTATTAGTGCCGGGTGGGGATCTGATTCGGGGCAAAGCAGAATTTTACAAACAGGAGGGCTAAATGTGTGGAAAAATATTAAAACAAGTAATTATCACTATCTGCTTATCGTTGGAATTATCGTCTTGTTGTGTGCAGGTATTTGCGGATGGCGGTACTACGAATCAAACAGAGCCAAAACAGACTATCACGATATCAATAACGGATTGGAACGAGCTCAAGACAGAATTCACCGCGCAGAGCTTGGAATTAAATCAGCTCAGGCAGAAATTGATCATGCTCAAAATGGGATCCGGAGAGCAAATGAAACAGCTGGAGAAATTGCAGAAAGAACTCGAAGAGACGCAGGTATCATTAACGAATGCGAATCAATCGTTGAACGATGTCAGGAACGATCTAATCGAATCCAGAACATCATTAGAAGAGTTGAAGAACAAAATAAAGAAAATGGAGCACAAACAAGCGGTCGTACGTAAACAACGAGATATATATGCGGGGCTGTTTGTTATTACTGCGTGCGTGGTTATTGCGCGGAGGTGATCCGATATCTATGAAATGGGGCGGGTTTCCGCCCTCTTTTTTATTGCATTTGATGATATAATATTATGCATAGAGCGAGAGCGGAGGGGAATATATTGCAACATTTATATTTCTTTTTTGATGATTCCGGAATTCTTCATGCGACGAATAGTGTAGGGTATTTTGTATACGCTGGATTTGTATTTACATCAAGAAATCAGTTAGATAATGCAAAACGAAAATATAAATCCTTACTAATAAAAATAAAAAAAGAATTGCAATGCACAGATGAATTAAAGGCAGCAGCTCTTGGTAAAAAACACAGAAGAGCGTTATATAATGTTCTTCGATCCGAAAGGAGCTTATCTGTCGAAGTTCATATACCAAGAGTATATGAAAGAATATTATGCTCGGGAAAGTCAATTTGTAGATACAAAGACTATATTCTTAAAATGCTGGTCAAAAAGGAAATCGAGCGCATAATTAGATCCGGGGAAATCTCTGCAGATAGTGATATTTTTATACATATAGCCGTAGATGAACAACTAACCGCAACTGATGGGATTTATGGTTTGAGAGCATCAGTTAAAGAGGAATTACAAAGTGGAATATCAAATTATAATTACGGGCATCTTCATCCCCCTTTATTTAATGCGACTGTAGAAGTTGAGGTTAAGTATTGCGATTCTAAATGTGATTACATGATTCAAGCATGCGATGTTTTAGCAAATAGAATATACTGCTCTTATAAATTTGATAATGTTTCATTGAGAGATATACCTAATCATTATTCTTTGCATCAACCTTGACAAATGTGTATAATAAAAGTACAGACATAATGTACTGTTTACATCCAAGAGCCGATGAGTCTATTAAGCGTGTAGTAAGCACGCCGTCTTGGATGGGAAAGCCCCCTGCCGGGGGCTTTTTTACATAGCTTTTTTCAGCGCGGTAATTGGAGTTTTGAAATGCAGAATAAGTGGTAATCTACACAACCGCCCTACCTTTATTTGGAACAAATTAAAGCGAGGCGGGGAGAAATCCCTGCTTTTTTCTTTGGGCGACAAAAATACGGCAAAAAATTTAGCCAAAATACCGTATTTTAACGGTTATTGTTTTGGCGGCTATTTCTTGGCCACTCGGTAAAATCGACACATATCGGATATATAGTTTTCGCGGATACACAGCGTCAACTTGTAATTCAAATAATTTAATCGAAAAAATTCCCAGTAATTGCGGAGCTTTTTTGATTGACGGCAGACAAACGGCAAAAATTTATTTTAAAGCGGCTTCTATATACTGATCTGCTTTCTTGCGGATATCATCTGTGTAATGTATATATGTTTTTATTACAGTTGTCACGGTATCGCCTAAGAGAGCCGCTACCAAGTTAACGTCTTCGGTTTCGGATAACATAAGCGTTGCGAATGTATGTCTCAGGCTATGGATATTCATTCCATGCTTAAATAAGCGAATTTTGTAAATTATTTTGTAGTGTACGGATTCAGATACGGGGAATACTCGTCCGTCAAGGCTTATCGGCTGGGTCAATTTCCATGTGTTTAACGTTTTCGTTAAAAATGTCGTAAGATGAATTGTTCGATTGCTGTTTATAGATTTTACGGGTTTAAAACCTATTGTGCCGTCTTTTCGCATCCCCCACTGCTTATTAATGGTAATCGCCTGATTGAAAAGATCTACGCAGTCCCATGTCAGTCCGGCTATTTCACTATAACGCATACCTGTATTCCCTGCAGTAACAACCATCGTATAAATTAGAGAATCATCAGACAGAAAATCAAAAAGCTGCAGCATTTCTGCTTTTGTAAAGGCTTTGATACGTTTTACGCTTTTGTCTCGTTCCGGAGTAATATTATTTATCGGATTATCTGAAATAATTTGATACGGCCTGACAGCGTATTTAAAGATGGTAGAGAGTCTTCCCAGATGCAGATTGCGGGTACTTACTTTTAAACGAGAAAGACGATTATAACCATCCATTACATCTGTCATTGTGATATCTTTGAGAGGCTTATCTTTTAGCGTCGAAAAGGTTTTAACTGCATTGGTATAGCTGAGACGTGTCCGATATTCTATACTTTGACGACGATCTCTGAGGAAGATCTTTTCTGTAAAATCATGTAAAGTGATATTAGATAATTCAGGATCGCAATTTGTGATAGCATCTTCTTTTGCGGCAGCCAATAATTTATCTTGATATTGTTTTGCTTCCCGCAAGGTTTTAAACCCCTGCTTGGTTTTTTGTTTCCATTTATTATTTACTTTATAGGACAGGACAAGACAGATACTACCGTTTTTTTCTCGTGTTGAAAATGAATATTCCATAATAAAATCAGCCTCCTTTTAGAATTAAGGCTGATTATGCTATAATATAGGCGTAATCAGCCTGTGGTAGGGTTGTTACAACTGCCGGAAGGATACCCTTTATCGTTCCGGTTCCCGTCGTCATATGTCCGTATGGCGGCGGGATTTTTATGTTGAATGATAGAAAAAGCTTATTGCTAAGTTTTAAAAATACAAATTTTCAAGACCAAGCTGTATTTAAGTCTAAAAAAATACACTTTTTTAGACTTAGCACCAACTAAGTTTCAAAAATCGGTCCTTCTGAATCTTAGTTAAATAATATTAACAAGTTGTTGAAATATATATTTGCTTTTCCGTTCACTTCCAGTTCTGGTAATAAATCCAGCATCTGCTAATGTGTGTAGTGTGGAATAGACAGAACTTCGAGGGAGCGTAGATTTTCTTATAAATTCCTTGGGTTCAATACGAAGGTTATTGAACAAATAATCAATGATAGGATATTGATCCGTACGTTTCAAAATGTGTTTCATTTCATCATAGAGTTGTATAATTCTTTTTGATGTTTCGATATGGTTCACACTCTCTGCTTCAACTCCATGCAAGAAGAAAATTAACCATCTTTTCCACGCTTGAATCAGTAGAGGCTCTTCGTTTGTTGCGGATATATCAAAAAGACATTTTTTATACTCATTATCGTGAGAGGCGAAATATCGGCTGATGTAAAATGTAGGAGAGGGTATACTTTGGGATGTATATAAAAATAGAGGAATAAGCAGGCGTCCTACACGTCCATTTCCATCCTTAAAGGGGTGAATCATTTCAAATTGAGCATGTATAATTGCTGCTTGAATTAAAGGAGACACTTCATTGACTTGATTCATATAAATAACAAGATTTTCAATATATTCATCTGTGAGGTAAGCCGGCAAAGGTGTAAAATTGCCCAATAGATCATTTTGAATGTAATTTTGTTCAGTTTTAAACTGCCCGGGGGTCTTAGTTGAACCTCGTACATTATTTGTTAATAAAATGGAGTGCAAATTACATATAATGTTTTTAGTTATGTTAAAACCACGATCTTTAAGTTCATCTCTCCCATACTCCATTGCTTGTACATAATTGGTTATTTCCACAATATCATTTTTTAATGATTCAGTTTCCGGTTCATCTTTAACTACATCGCTAATGGTTGCCAACGTGCCCTCTATTTTCGAAGAAAGAACTGATTCCTGTAACGTTAAGGCTGAAACTAAAATTGATGGATTTGGAAGATTTTGTAAATAGCCTATAAATTCAGAAAGCTTTGAACTTGCATTAAAACAGATTTTCAAGAACTCAAAATCCGCTAGAAGGCAAGAGATAATTTCACTTATTGGAAGTTTTGGTGGAATGTGCGGTTCAGGGAAGTCATTAATATTCATCATTATCTCCTTAAAATAATATTGCAATGCCACGGTAGGATAATTGAATAAACACCTGTCTATTTCTTATTGTGCAAAATGTAAGATTTGCACAATTGGGTGCAAGTATGACGGCATTTTTTATGTTTTGAAAAAGTCATTTACGATTTTACTTGAATATAATACAAGTTGTTAAATTTTTAAATAGACAATTTACTAACATCCTGATTGGGTTGAGAAAAAATTTATAATTTGGTATATTATAAACAGCTCATCTGCCATGTGTAGAAGGAGTACCTAAAAACGTCGCGCCTACTATTAGACGGGCGTTTTTTGATGCTTTGTATAGTCTTTTAGTAGTTTTTTCATTGTATGTGGGTGGTTAACATAAAAAGCAGTAATTAATAGATAATAGCTATTTCTTTTTTCAAGGATAACGATATATCTTTTTTCTTCTAAAAATAAATGTATACGTTCTTTATTTTTATATGGAGATGTCCAGATCTTCATTCCTGTACAATTTTCGTAAGGGGCAGGAGTGCATCCTGAATTTTCTATAAATTTACGCGGCCATTTTATTCTTTCGCAACGCCTAAAATCGGGACGTCTATCATTATTCTTCATATAGTCTTGGCATGTTATATGAAAAAATGCCTCTTCTTTTCCATTTTCAATAGGGTATTTACGAATTTGTACAGGAAATCCATTAAATATGGGGTGGTAAATAATAAAATCATTATAGAAAATATTATATAAAAAAGCCTCATATTTTCTATAATTCGATAGATCTGCAGGGATTATATCCGGTACCCAACAATCGCAAAATTTATTCATTTTACTGAGCTTTCCAAACAAATATATTAAACTTATCTTCTCGTAAAAGAGTAGTTTTCCTTAGGGAATATCCAGTTTGTGTTTTTATAAATTCTATAAGATCTTTTTTTGCTGAACTTCGCTTTTTGATGTCTCTATTTTCATAGCAAACCGATCCAATAAGTAAATCTACTAACTGCATAATGGCAACTTCTTCAGAACGTATAACCTGGACCTTATTAATGATACTTCCAGAAAAATCATATAGGGAATTACTGCAAACCTCTTGGAGTTTTCTCACTTTTTGGGATGAGATGGTATCCTTGATGTCTAAATAAATATCATAAGAATCTTCTCTTTTGAAAATAAAATGTAACATTTCAAAATACATTTTATAGTACCAACTATCATGAGTTTGATTGAATTTTTCATGGTCAAGAATTTTTTTGTCTGGAATTACGATACATCTAAAATGCAAATGATCATTGCTAAAAAAGTAATTTAATAATTCGGAATATAATTCAATTTTTGAAGGGCTGATTTTTGTCCATTTTAGCTCAAGATTCTTGGGGATATTGTGGTTGGACTTTATATTAGCGATCTGTTTATTAACTTCTTGTATTTTTGTATATGGACACCAGATAGAACCCAGAACCATGACAGTACTTTGATCATGTTCTAAGTGACAACTCTCATCACAATAAATATTGTATTTCATAATAATTCTCCTTATGAAATAAATACCTTACAACTTCCCTCTGATTTCAACGACTTTGTGAAATCAATCATGCCATGCATAACCACAATCCATACATTTATATCTCAGTTTATTTGATTTATGTTTTCCCATAATTAAACCTACAGGGCCTACAATAAAATTTCCAATTAGCCCTTTAGCAAGACTATAACCCTTAGTATCTATATGTAAATTTTTCGAATGGCATTTAGGGCAATATACTTGTCCGGTTGTTTTAAGCTGATCTTCTTCAATTTCAAATTGTTTGGTTTGCTCTGCTATATGTACTTTCACGGCGTGCATTAATTTATCATTCTTCTTGATATCCGATATAAAAGAAACAGCTTCCCTTAGACTGCAATCGGTTTGATGCCGAAGTGCTTTAGACGCATTAATTACATCGCTTCTTTTTTGATAAAGCTTATAGGTCAAAGCCAAATCAAATAAGTCAATTGTTACACCATTTAATTCTTTTGCAAATGCAGAATCAATACTTTCTGTTTTTTGTTCAGAAGCGTAATACACTGGCGTTCCACATTGCGGGCAAAATTTACTATCATCCGTCATTTGATTTCCACATTTGCTACAAAACATAAAGGTCTCCTTTCTATTAACGGCATGTGTTTTGGATCAATAAAGATGATGTTCATCTCAGATTCTTATTTTTCTATATACTTAATCCACTTGTTAAAAATGATTAGGTATAAAGTTCATGTTAAATTTTCCTTGGTTAATAGGGATTTAGTGAACTTCTGATTGCTTTAAAATCGCAAGCCCAAGTATTTTGAGGCTTTCACAATTGTTTTCATCAAAGTGTAATGGCGGGTTAGCCGGATTTTCTGATACCAGCATTACGCTGTCAGTGAATTTATAAAATCTCTTTAAACAGACTTTTTCATTATCTATTTCTACACAAGCAATCTTACCATTCGGGATATCCTGCACGGATTTTACAAAAACTATATCACCATCTTTTATTCCTGCGTTGATCATGCTGTCACCGCGGACGGTAATACAGAAATCCACATCGTATTTATTCTCTACATCATAGTACGGGGTATCCTGATTGAGGTCTTCGAGCGGCTGTCCCGCCGCCGCATAGCCGAGCATAGGGACTTTTTTAAATTTAGGGCGGTGCGCACCCGGTGGGATAAAAGACTCCACATCCCACCCCATAATCACTGCGGGACTAATTTGCAGTGCTTTAGCTAATGCCGCAATTCTATCTCTACGCATGTTTGCGATATCTCCAGATTCCCAACGGGATATAGTGGCGGGAGAAACATTCACAATTTTTGCCACGTCTTCCAGAGTGAGATTTAATTCTATTCTTCGACTTTTTAGAATGTTCTTTATTTCCATATAATCACCTCTTTTATAGGAATTTTATCATTGTTTTTGCGAAAAAGCAAATTAAATTTATAAAAAGATATTGACTTTTGCGGAAACGCAATGTATACTATTTACGTAAACGAAAAAAGTGAGGTGAAAGAAAAATGCTTGATAAAAATAAGTTTAAATACCATGCTGCCGATTGCGGGATGCAATTAAACACATTAGCTCACAAAATGGGTATAAACCCTGCAACTTTAAGCAAGAAATTAAGCGGAGCCACTGAATTTACACGTAAAGAAATTCAGGAATATCAAAAAATAACGGGCGTGTCTGATAAAGATATGTTATCAATTTTTTTTGGTCGGTAACTTGCGTAAACGCAAAAAGAAAGTGAGGTGAGGGTGGTGGAAGAGAAGAAAGACCGTATTAAAGAATTGCAGATGGCAGTGAAGCCGCTGATTGAGTATATGCGTAAATATGAAACGCCCATGACTACGGCAATAGTCACAGGCGTCGGCGCGGAGATAGTATCCACGGAAATCCATATTCCTTTTGAAGAAGATCGGGGTTAGCGAATACGAACTTCACCACGACCCTTCAAGTATTTATGAACGAACGATCCTTTTGAGGATGCATTCAAG